CTGCGGTGGATCAAAGGTAAGTCTCCGCTGGATAGTCCACGATGGTCAAAGATCACGGCACTAGGCTGCGGGATGGCATCCGGCACAACCTTGTGGACATAGCGGGTAGCACCCTGCCATGCCCCGGTGATAACGCTAATCTGGTTGCCATCGTCCCATATCCCGTGACGGTGACGATGCGCCCGAACCATCACCCTTGGGACGGGTCTTCCGGTTCTCGCCCTAGAATGAGTGAGATTGCCAAGCATAATAGAATGAGCGGATGCTTCCAGGTAGCTTCGGGCAGTTGCGCTAATGTGGTGAGCAAAATTGTAAAGTGTTCCATTGATTTCAAGGTCTAGGTTGTCCCATGCGTTTTGTCCAGAGGAAGGGTCTTTCACCGCACCCAATGCTCGCCCAACGCGGATTTCATCGTTGCGGGTGTGGCATTCAGTGCCTTTGATGAGGAATAGCTTGTTGCTTGTCTCAGCGAGGAATCCAAGAACCTGTTTCACAGCATCAGACTGGTCGCCAACGTCGGGGGTCATTACCTGCAATGTCCTATGGTGAATACCATCAACCAAGTCTCCATTAACCACAACGTCAAACTCGTCTTTCCCGATAACCGTTTGCGCCCAGACCTGCATGTCCTGCCAGCACTCCCACAACCACTCTTGGAACTTGTTCTGCCCGATTGGGTTGCCCTCGTTGGATACGAAGTCGCTTGGCCAAAGACCAACGGTGGAACCAACGTGGAGGTCACTAATACAGAGCAGGACTTTAGACTTCGTTTTCATGTAGTTTCTTGTGGATTTTATCCCATGCCGGAAAGAATATGTTCTCCAGCGCACGGACTATTGTTTCTTCGTTGTATTTTACTGAATATGACACTCCTGCGATTGACAAGGCAGCGTGCATGATTTCATGCCGTAATGTTTCTCGTAGATTGGAGGCTTTGTTAAGGCACTTAGGACTGAGGGTGATTGTAAGTTCATCGAGGTCCATTTGACCCCAATCATCATCGTCAAGCGGGGCGACTACTATGGAGAATTTTTTCCCGCCAACCATGACGGAGCGTGGATACTTGCGTCTCATCGCGGTGATTCCACAGTGTTTTTTGCTAGATGACAAGCAGAAAATTTCCCTTGTAAATGCTAGGATTTTTCACGTTTCCACGGGATTCCACCGCCCAATCGCACCGCCCGATAGATGGTTTCGCGTGTCACCCAACCGATGCCCAAATTGAACATCGCCTCCTTGAAAATCAAGTCTGCGGTCTTGCGGTCTATGCCCAGCTTGTTTGAGTGTCGGGAGTAGAGGTAATCGTGGATGATTGCCGCCGGAAAAAAGGGGCCATCGGGTTGCAAAATCGGCCAGAACAGGCGGGGAATTGACGCGCCGTCGCTTTGAAATCCAGTTGGTGCTGTTATGATACCCCAACTACTGATGTATCGAAAATAATGAATTAGCTGAAAAATCCTGCTGCTATTTACAGTCCCTACGTAGCGCGTCAGTAACGGGTCAGGAAAGCAGGGCGGCAGAGTCATGTCATTTCCCTTTGTAAAAATTCCGAATCAGATTGATGCACGAAAAGACCGAGACGATAAGGAACGCCACTCCACCAGCAACTCGCACAAAGTAATCAATCTGCTGCATGGCGGGGGTGATGACTGCCATGATGGACGATGTTAAACCGACGATGGAGTTGGAGACGTTGCTGTTCATGGGTCGAGAGATGGAACAGGTAACAATGGCTGGATGACGGAAAAACCCACAATTGGGATCTCCGGGAAAAATGATTGGTCGAGAATCTCGAAGGTCAGCTTGTAAACCGCATCTTTTTCTGTGAGCAAATCCGCGCAGCACGCATAATCGCCGTTGGTCAACATGACAGGCGAGACTTGGTGCAGATACTTGGGTTGCAGTTGCATGAGCAGGTCATGCATCTCTTGGTCAATAACAATCCAGAGCTTGCGAAGATCATCGTAAGCTGGCAGCGGCTCGGCTAGTAGTTCGGCAAGGGTCATGGTATTGCTGCGGCTAGGTCTGTCATCAGCGTGCTAACTCGCGTGTCGAGCAGCGCGAGGTCAAGGGATTCTCCGATGGAGTAGAAGGATAGGCGAGCGGTTGAATAGGAATCTATGCCGTTAATACCGAGGTTTCGCGCAAAGATATGTAAATTAAGATTCTGCGGGGTTTCGCTTGTTGATGCTGTCGTGGTATTACTGCCGGAAACTCTTGATACAATATCCGTGGAAACGCTTCTATTTGCGCCATGGAATCCTGCGGCAAGACCAGCACTAGAACCGATAACTGCAGCAGTTGCTCCATTGACCCTTCGTCTTGCGGCGTTAGCAATTACAACAATAGGGTCAGTAGAAATAACGCTGGAGCCTGTTGATCCGGCTAGGTTTGCAACACCTATGTGAACTCGGTTTGCCACTGAATTAGCGGATAAAGCCTCACCGAGATAAACAGACATGTGCTTGTTATCCTGCGGATCTGCATTGTTGTTCTGATTACTATTCAAATACTTGGTGCTACCATCTCCTACTAGCCCCGTCTCGCGGTTGTAATCGCCAGAGACGAAGTTGTTATTGGTCGGGGCTGTCCCGACAAGCGGCACAAGCGCACCAGTCAGCGTGCGTGCGCCAGCGAGAATACAACTTGCCTTGATCGCGCTCCAGATGCCGTCAGATTTGCATCCCATTACAAAGTTGTTGATTGCGTTGCGGACACCAAATTCCAATGGTTGCCCATCTGCGTTTTGAACGGCCATAATGTATGCCGTTGCGTCGGGATCTAATATTGGTAAGCGGCTTGGTTTGAATGAAAGACTGTAATCCATTACCTTAGTTGCATGTTAGCGTTAGTCATAATGCGCTGAGCCACGATTGTCTGCGTGTGCTGCTCGTCAAGCCGCATCAGTTCGTCTTGTAAGATTGCATCTGCTTCTTGATCTGCCAACGCTGATTTTTCTTGCTGACCTTCCGCACGCAGAAAGTCTGAATAAGTCCCATGTGCAAGATACTCAAACCACTCGTCTGGAATGCTAGTGGTGGTCCCGCCAGTCCCGTCACCGTAGGTGTCAGTGAATTGCCTCTTGTATGTCACCCATGCGTAACTAGGGTCAAGTGTGCCGGAAATTAGCTTTGCCCCTGTGGCAGTCACCATAAAGTCAAACTCTTGAACGGATGCCGTTTGATACGGGTTCTGCTTGTGGATTCGTAGAAACGTGTCAATCGGGTTTAGCCCGCTGGAAGTGAATCCAACCTCTCCAGTCACAACAGGACGTTGCTCACCAATCACCAGATACCTTGTCCAGTAGTTTGTAGCACGGTAAGCACGCTTGGCTCTGCGGTTCACCATTGCTTTAATGCGCGGCAATTCAATCGAAGCAAACTCAACACCGCAAAGAGCCTTGACGAGCGGTAAAAGGTCTGTGGTGTAATCTTTTGTCTGCATAATTAAAGTTTGTGGACTGCCATTGTCGGCTCAAGTCTCTGGAAGTCTTTTACAAATTCCCTGTCTTCCCAGCATTCGTGTCCGTATTTCTGCACCATTTGCAGATATTCACGTTGTGGGATTTCAGCAACATGCCGCCAGTTTTTCTTGGGTGCTGCCTTGCGTGATTCTTTGGCGATAAAAGCCGCATCGTTCTCACGATACTTTTGGAGTGAATCAAGGAACTGCCGCCCGGTGCATAGTTCACGCATCACGGCAGCGGTCATTGCTTCTTCTGATGGTTTAAGCAACATGATGGTTAAAAATTAAAAACGCTAGGTTCTAGGATTCTCATGCAGACAAGTCCGCTGCCACCTACAGGGTTTATAACAGATGTTTGCCTAAAGAAAACTGGGAGTTCATTTTCAGAATTATTAACAAAACCGTTTAATACGGTTGCATAACCACTAACAGTAAATGAAGAACCATTGCTAAAAACGCATTTTGTTAAAGATGCAAATGGGGTTATCGAAATAAGATTAGAATATGTAGTTGGAGTTGTCCCAATTGAAAAACTAATTGAACCTGATGTAATTGGCTCAATAACATAAATAGCACAATAGGTAACAACCCCGCCGAGAGGTATTGTGGCGATTTTTGTAATCGCACCAGAACCAAGGGAAGCCCTTTCGTTTATATCAAACTTGTAAATGTCACTGAATCCTGAAACAGCTTCTCGCGGGGTTAGCTTCATGTAATACCGTTATCTACAAGCGTTATTGTTAAGATGTATGCGTAAATAGGCAGGGAGGGCTTGAACCTCCCCGCCTTTTTTATCGCACGATTACTGCGCGAGAGGACCGGGGTCCAGAATCGTCAGGCAGATAAGCCACTCACCAGCGGTCACTGTGCCAGTGAAGGTTGGTTCAGCAACGATGTTCAGCGCACTAGCGGTGTTGTTCACAATACCGTTCCTTGCCCCAGCAACAGTATCAGAACCGCTATCAGTCACGGTAAACCCATCACCAGTGCAGAACGCTGCTTTATTAAGACCGTCTAGGTCAAGGGCGTCAATAAACTCATCTGGATCGGCAGTTGTAGTGCCGACATCCAGAGTAAGATTTGATGAAGTCCCATCAAAATTAACAACTTCAAACACGGCAGCTTGGGTCACAATGCCACCAGAAGGCAGCGTTGCAATTTTAACTTGATTAGTGGTTCCGAGAGCCGTGATTTGCGCGGCAGTCAGTTTGTAAACATCAGTAAACCCGTAGGCAGCTTCTTGAACAGCAAGTTTCATATTTTTTGTTTCTTTCTACTTTGTTTTGATTGGAGCTAGGAGGCACGGTTTCCCGTTACGCGCACACCTCCCAGCATGATTGGTTAGTATGCGATCTTGCCGTGTGCTTGAGGAGTGCGGCAGACGAGGGTTCCCGCCATGTCCACATAACCACGCTCACCACCACCTTGGTTCTCAAGGCGGGTTGAACCCATCGGGATCAAGGTGGCAAAGCCAAGATACTTGGGATCAAGGACGTAGCCCACATTCGTTGTGGCAGTAGGCATACAGGCAGGGTTGCCGTTGATGATACGCACAAGACCGAAGTCGCTATCAAAGAGACTCACCGAGAGGGTGATTTTCTTAGTAACAGCGTCTTGGTTGACGTTGTAAATGTTGTCGTTGGATGCACCACCATCGTTACGGGTGAAGTTGGCAATCACCTTGCGGAGTGCCACGTTGGCGACAAGCGTCAGGTTGCCCATCTCACCAGTGCGGGTGAAGATAGAACCAAGGATGTCGTTAAACTTGGACTCAATAAGTGAAGAAGCCTCAATCGAGGCGGACGGTGTGCGGAATGCGGCAGGCACATCAGACGGACCTGCGCTGTCAATCCAGTCACCCAAACCACGAAGGGCATACGGAGTGCCAGCACCATCTTCAACCGAACGGTCGTTGTTGGAGCAGATAGCAGCTTCGGCGTCACGCTT